CCCCAAACTCTAGGATCTGCTAATACTTCAGCAGCTTCGTCATGTGTAAGCATATAATGTGTATTACGACTAATAGTTCTGCGATTTGTTAATTCTACTTCTCTATCTGGAATAGTGATGGATCCGCCTGGGGTTTCCATGTCATCATAAAAACCATCCAAGTCATCTCTACTATATAGAGTGACGATCCATTCGTATTTTTCCATTTTTTAGGCCTCGAGCTGAACTAGTTTTAATGTAACAGTTATTGGGTATGAACTACCTGAAAGGTTTGTAACTCTGCAAGGAATAGCGGTTGTAACAGATGTTTCGTTATTGAAGCCGATAACTCCTGGTGCTAAAATTACAGTTTCAGAACCTGAGGTAACAACTTCGGCAATTACGCCAGAATCTGGTGTAGGATCTGTAAGTTGTGTACGCGCTGCATCTGCAGACCTTGCACTTTCGCTTATGTACAATCTTACCCACGCTGCGTAATTAGTTTCAATAGACATAACGAAATAAGATTTAAATCCAGTTATACTTAAATCTGCGCTTGCGTTATTTGCTAATGAAGATGTTGTTCCAGCAGGTGTAGTACGACTAGCCATAGAACCGCCACTTCCGCCACCTGCATTTTGGAGCTCAACCCAAGCACCAGCATGCGCGTAATACGCTTTACCAGTTCCATGCACGTGAGCAAACATGCCGTGATAACTACCAGCCGCAGGCAAATCACCTTCTGTGTCATATACGTTCGAATATAACATTTTTCCAGTAGTAGTTATGTTAAATGCTTGCGCATCTAGATTACCACCTAATTGCGGTGTTGTATCCTCAACTATATTAGCAAGTCCACCGCCACCAACTACAGGTGAGTTGTTAACGGTCAATGCGCCAGTAATGTTTACACCAGTTTCTAAGGTTTCTAACTTTGTTACAGAACTATGCTGTAATATAACAGAATTTGCTACAGCGTCAATAATTAAATTGCCGTCTTGGTGATTAGTAATTTTATGATTATTTGCCATCTTAGTATCCTGACGCTGTTATGAAGATTGGAACACTAGTATAAGTAATTTGACCTATAACTCTAACAAATTCTGTTGAAGAAACACCAGTACTAGGAGATGTTGCTACGAGATCGAGAAACAAGTTGCCTGCTACGTTTCTTTCTACAAGTCTAACGCCATTGCATAATTCGTCTGATCCCACACTAGTCTCAACCATATTGAAGTCTTCTGTTACAGCATCGAGATTTACTCTGCTAAACAAGAACTTTTTAGTTGAATACTGTTCAGCTACATCATCGACACTGCCTACCATACTAAACGATAGGATTATTTCTCCGCCACTCGTATATCTTTCAAGTTGTTGTGTCCATATAATTTTTTCGATATTTCCGTCTGAGTTAAGATCTTCAACTGGAACTGGGAGTGCTGAAACCATAGTGTTCGATATAAGACTGTTATGAACCAGCGGAATGAATATGTTGCTTGAATTATTCTGGCCAAACGTTTCACCGTTTATTAATTCGAATTCTTCTTTAGGTACATCTGGTACTACTACAGCAACAGGGTCTTGGAATGTTAATACTCCGTTACCGTTTGTCGTGAGAACCTGGTTGTTTGCACCATCGTTCACCCAATATAACAAGTTTGTTGGGCTTGCTGTTAACGAACTATAAACGCCATCAAACTGTCCGTCGTATAACTCTGTAAAGTTTTCGTTGACTTTGATCATGGCATTACGTAGTGGATCACCGAATCCATCGTTTGCCGCGGCGCCAACACCAATTGCTTGCTTTGCCATTTTTTGCTCCTAAAGGTCTTTTATCTATTTATCCTAAACCGTGTCAACTCGTAAATTGATACTGTCTGTTGTAATCGTGTTTCTATCTGCACTATAATAAATTTGTTCGCCTGGTTGATTTGGACCAACGATTGGGTCTCCACCAATTAACGGATCTTCTTTTCTATTAACAAAGAACCTGCTCTTCATAGAAAGGCTTGCTTTTTTGTTATGAGTAAATTTACTGAATAAACGAGTACCAGCGAGGTGAACATTTTGTTTAAGTGTTTCTTTATATGTTTCTAAACCTACAGTAGATCTAATTTCATAAGAGTATTCTTGATAGAAGTCTGAGTCATGCAGTTTATTTCTTGAGTTATAATAAACACCATCTGGTTTATAACCATTAAGATGTGAAGTCTCATCACCCCAGAAACCTGCTGAAATACCCTCAGCGTCAGCTGACATTATACCCTTAGCGACTTTTAATCCGTTATCATCTGTAAGAAATACTGTTTCTCCGTCAATGTATCCAAAACCAGAGTTAAGAATTTTAACTTTAGAAACACGGCCCGTTGCGAACAATGTTTTTGATTCCATCTCCGCATTCTTACCAAACTGATCAGACGTGTAATCTCTTTCAGCAGCTATAATATCGTAAGTCGTTCCTTTATGAGTAAATGATGTATCATCAAATCCGTAATAGCTGAACGGTCTAGTTCTAATATAAGAATCGTCTGCGTTAATTTGCGTGATAATAGCTGATATTCCGGCTTGCGTAATAGTATCGCCAACAGAGAAGAGAGCACTAAAGTTATCTACAATAAGAACTTGCTCATATCTTTCGAATTCTATCATAACTTCATCACGTACTAACGTAAATACATCGTTAATATAACCCGATCCTGGATCAATATTCTCGAAAGCATCAATAGTACCTATAACAAACGGCCTTAAGTCGAACGCCTCATTAATAGGTGTATTAATATTTACTGGATTTGCTGTGCCTGACATTGGCGCGCTTGCAGGCGGTACTGCGTTATAATTTGCTGAGTTAAGAGGTACGTTCAAGAAACCTTCTATTACATCAGTAATTAAACTAACTGTTTCTGTGTTAGAAAGTGTTTCTACTTTAACATCGCCTAAATTAGTCGTATCAGGATATAATGGACCAGGAGAAGAACCGTTTTTAACAACTACTCTTACAACGTTAGATAATGTAACATTGGTCGATCTGTCTACTGTTGAAATAGCGCTGCCATTCATTTCGTCTCCAACGTCCATCAACAAACCTACTGATGAAGCGTTTTGACCAATAACTCTACCTCTGTTACCTGATGCATCTTCTAAATACTCTAATTCTTTAAAGAATAGATCTGCGTTATTTTGTAGAATTATAACTTGATCTGATACTAATAGTTTTGTACTCTCTATAGTATAACCAAAGCCGCCGTCTTTTAGTGTATAACCAACAATGCCTGTAAACTGATCTTCAGTTTCAGTAACAATACATGTTGCACCTTTACCGAAATCAGAAACAACATTAAATATATCACCTATTGCGTTTCCTGTTGTACCACCGTAAGTGAGATCGATGTCTATACCTGATGCAGAACCGTTTACTATACCGAAAGCAACGTCTTCGCCGTTAATTCTTGCCACAACGTCATCGTATCTTTGGAATTGACCTTTAACTTGATTAATATACAAGACAGGAGTAAGAGTATTATTCAAAAGAATAAAGTTAATTTTATCTACTACTGCTTTCGCATGAGATGTAGAACCTACAACGTTTTTTGATAATAGATCTGCATATGGGTATGTCCTTAAACCATCACGACTTAAGAAAGCATTGTTATTAGGAATTAATTGTAAAAATTCGCCTGTTCTCCAATCTGAGTCAGACGGTTTAAAGATATTCTTTGAAGGGTTATAAATCGTAACATCTTCTTCGTAGAACATTCTAAAGAATAATATGACGCCGTTCTCTGAACCCTTTCTTCTATAAAGAGCAAGGATATTTTTTACTAATAATCTTACACTAGCATCTTCTAATAGTGGAAGATCTGCTAAGTATTTCTTCTGAAAAAAGATTTGCAGCGATAAAAGCTAGAAAACGTGGCTCGTCAAAAGGAAAGTTTAGATATTTCATACCACCATCACACGAAGACTTTATAGGTTTGTTGTATAACTTTATGGGTAAAGGCAAAAGAGGTGATATGGATAGAGACTTTTTTGAAAAAGCCTTAGTTAGACCTTTGAATAGAGCTAACAGAGAGTATGATACAGCTAGACAAAGTATAGCTACTGATTACAAAGCTTTAAACAAACAGTTTGAAGATGTTAAAAAAATGCTTACAAAGAAAACTAAAGATGGTGACTTTACAAATGAAGACGCTATAAGAGTTTA